GGGGGCTTGAGGGTTAGGTAATGGCCGAGGGCTATTTCCATCAGACGCCTACCTTACGGCGAGTGGAGCTGCTCATTTGTAGCCTACGCAGGGCACGGGTTTCACCTTGCTGGGCTCCTTGTTGTGCCGCTTCGGCCATGCCACGCTGGAACTGCTCGGCGGTCACGTAGTCCACGTTGTTGATGCGCTCGATGCTGTAGCGCACGTCAATGGCGCCACCGCCAGCACCACCGCCATAACCGCCGCCGGATTCACCGTTGCCTGGGATAACGGCAGCACCACGTGCGCCGCCGGCGTAACGCCCCATTGCAGCACGCATCTTGCTGGCTGGGATGACATATTCAGGTTCGCCACCTTCGCCGATTAGTGCGTTTGTAGGTCCGGTGACAAAACCGCCAGTGGCAAGCGGCGTAAAGCCAGAGCCCTGCCAGTTGTAGCTTCCCAAGCTTGGTCCAAGACCTAAAGAATCTGTGTTAAACGCATCTGTAGCAACTTTGCCGCCGTAGTCGGTTCCCCCGCTTCCACCAGCCAAGCCCGCAAAAGCTCGTGCAATGCCGATTGCTATGTAAGTAGCGATCATTTGGGCTGACGCATCCAGCAGGGCACTACCCACACTTTCCAAGAAATCAGCGAACACTTCTTGTGCAGTTTTAGTGCCTTTTATGAGTTCAGCCACGCCTGTTGTCATAGCCGTGCCAAACGCCTGCCCTATTGCTAGAACAGAACTTTCCAAGGCTTGGGCTTGTACCTGCGCTATCTGCAGTTCTTCGGTAAGTTGTGCTACTTCGGTGGCTCTTTCTACAGGTTTACCTGCAGCCAATTGCTGCTCAAAAGCGGCTCCAGCGGGGCCAATAAATCCAGCTTGTAGACCTTTACCTGTAGCGTTAATTTGTTTCTGTATGACAGACAGCTCTTCTACGTCTCTCCGTTGATTTGCAAGTTCTAATAATTGCTTGTATTTTTCTACTACACTGTCAAGTATATAGGGGCGCTCTCTGACTAAATCGTTAATTTTTTGCTCAATTTCAGCTTGATCTTCTGTATTGTTAATGCGAGCATCCGTAAACCTAATCTCTGTTTCTACTCCACGCAATATGGCGGCAAACTCGTCTGCGCGTTGTTTGTTAATAGCTCTAATCTTATCTTCGTTAGCGGCTATAGCTTGAGAAGCTTTCTCTTGCGCTATTTTGTTTATGTACAGTTTTTCTTCGGCATAGTTTGCCCTGCCAATAGCCCGAACGCGCTCTTTTTCAATAATGTAAAGGTCTTTTGCTAACTCTTGGTATGCGGCTTGTATTTCTTTCTTTTCAAATAGCAGATCTCTAATTGCGTTTTCTGCTCCACCAATTTTTAGCAGTGCATCGTACTCATTTTTTAGCTCGGCTACACGGCTTTCTGGCGGTTTGCGTCCTTGTTTAGTGCGTTCGCTCACGTCCAGTTGACTAGGCGCGGTAATGCGTCCAACCATTCCGGGCGAACCTGGTTTTGGTACGCCTTCGGGCCATGGCATATCATTCCAATCACTGCTCCGGCGTCCTGTGACTTTGTTTAACAGCTGACCCGCCAGACCAACGATCGTACGCAGTCCTGGAATCATATTGACGATATTCATAAAAGCATCAGCTATAGCTGATGCAACACCTCTAAACCCTGTGACTAGATCGGCAGCAGCGTTGACGCCCGTAGAAACCACATTAACGAGCAGTGCAGCTATACGTGCCAGTAACCTTCCGATAGGAAACAGTACCTCTTTTAGCCATGTGTTAAAAGCCCTAACCAGCACAGTGGCAGCTTTTGATCCTTCTCCCGAAACACCAGAAAATATAGCCTGTACTTGACTCCAGAAATCTTGGAATAGATTTACTGTTTCCCCTATTGCTTTCTGGAAAGGCGTTTCTACTTTTTTTGCTGCCGTTGTAGATTCGTTACCTAAATCTACAAGCGTGTCTAAAAGTGTTTGTACAGATATATCGCCGTCTTTAGCCATTTGTAGAATGGCGTCGCGGCTAACATTATACTTTTTCGCTAAGGCGTCTTGGATAGTTATACCTTGACTTGTTAACTGGTTGAGGTTGGCTTGAGTAACTTTTCCGGACTCTAGGGACGAAGTAATTGCGTTACCAATTTTATCCCATGTACCTCCGTATTTTTCCGTTAACGCTGTAATTAGATTGATAGCATCTGCTTGATCCTCTAGATCCAGTCCGACGCCCCGAATATTTTGAATTGTAGATGTAAATTTCTCTACGTCAGTATTAGCCGTCTTGAAAGCAACGGCAAGTAGATTGGCTTGTTGCGCTGAAAAACCTAGATCCGTACCTAAGTCTTTTATTGTCTGACCTTTAGATGCAATATCACCGATCAAAGTTCCGAGTAAAGATCCGGCAAAACTACCTCCGGGACCCGCTAACCCTCCTAATACGCCGCCAATAGCGCCCCCGGTAGCTGCCCCACCACCTTGGCCAAACAACAGAGGAAATGCGCCACCGATAATTCCGCCTCCTAGTGCTTCCCCTAGACGGTTTTGTCTACCTCTTCTTTCTACAGCGGATAGTGCTGCTGGTGAACCCGGCATGGTTGCTGTGCCGCGTAGCGGTGAAGCTGGTCCGCGCCCTGGTTTTACAGGCGCCGCCAAAGGTCCCTGTACCCCAACACCTGCGTTAGCAGTGGCAATAACTTTACGCCGATTAGCTACTTCCTGCGCAATAAGAAAATTTCTACGCTCACGTGCCTTATTTTCAATATTTATGGCTGTTACCAGTCCTGTAACTGCATCAGATTCTTGTTTAGTGCCCTCGGCCGCTTGTCGTAAGGCTCTTTCGGCCTTTGATACAGCCCTGGAGTAATTCTCCATGCTGGCTACATTAAAATTTTTCCCTTGAAGTAATTTCGCGTTTCTGTCTACTACGTTTATAGAGTTATTTAACCTATTTAACCCCTTAATAAGTCCGTTTACTTGCTGACCACCGCGTACAGCAATCTCAATATCGGCGGTGTACTTGGCCACGAAGCTACACGATATCCTTGTACCTCAGTTTACGCGACAAAAAGCCGCCGGGTTAGCGGCGGCGTTTGGCTTTTTCCAGTTCCTTCTGCTGGTCCTCGTTCAAAATCTGGAAATAGGCGCTCCAGCCGAGTAATTCCTCGGCGGTCATCGTGGTCCGAACTTCGGTCAGGGTTAGCCCCAATTCCTTGGCAACGCCAAATTGGAGCATGAGCCAGTTGTCCTTGCGAAGCTCGGCGCTCAGGATTTTGGGTCGATGGGCTCGGCGTCGTCCGTCAGAATTGCCAGCATCAGGGCTTGGAGATCCTTGTCCTTGACTTCGTTCTTCAGTACATCCAATTCGCCGACGCTGAAAAGCTTGGCGCCAGACTCGTCTAGTGCTTTAGCGATCAGCAGCTGAAGTGCAAAGGCGTTGGCGTCGTCGGACTTGGCTTGCTTCTGGGCGCGTTCGCGCTCAGCCATCGTCAGCGGTGCGACCCACATTTCAAATGTGCTGCCGTCGGAAAGCTCTACTACTTTTTTGACCGGCTCTAGGTTGGCGGCCTTGCGGAGGCGGTCGATTGCGCGTACAGAAACAGGCATACCGAGGTTTGGGGTATGCGACTAGTGTAGCGGATTAGAAATAAAAAACCCCGGCTGTGAGGCCGGGGTCGCTGAACCGACTGCTCCAGCAGCCTATCAGGCGGTCTTCACTAGGTCGAAGGTCGGGGTGGAGCTGGGGCGGAAGTTGACTGCCACGGCGATGGCGTCGTCGGGGTTAACTGTCAGGCTGGCCGAGGTCAGCACAATGGGCATCGCAATGGAACGGCTCAGAGTGTCGCTCACGCTGCCGCCGCTGAACACACGATCCACGTACAGCTTCACGTACGCACCAGTCTGGTTGCGTTGGATGATGTCGTTGATCATCCGGTTGGCGAAGTTTTCGTCGTCAGTCGTGAAGTACACGGTGGTGGAACCGGTGCCCTCGGCAAAACCAGCGACGTAGCTGCGGAACGGCGCAAACTGCGCGGCGTCTTGGCCGATCGTGGTTACGTCGATTTCAGTACGGGTGATTTCGAAGTTCCACTCGCGCACTTGACCGACCACCTCGTAATCGGCGTAAGCGACCTCGAAATAGTTGTTGCCGGTGGCGGTGCCGTCATCAGTGATGTCAACGGCAGAGCCGCCGTCGGTAGCGGACACTTGGAGCGCACCAGTGGATGCGGTGTAGCTGATGACGTAGTAGGTGGTTCCTGCGGTCAGACCAGCGGGAAGCGTACCGATAGGGGTTGCGCCAGCGCTGTTCTGGACGCTGAACTTCACCGGATCACCAACTTGAAAGCCGTAGAAGGTTTCGACGGTGATGGTGTCAGTGGCGATGTCAACGCCGCTTTCTCCAAACGTGCCGGTGGTGCCAGCAGGCTTGTAGTAGAAGGCACCGGAAGTGCCCGTGATGACGGTTGCGGTCATGGGAAGTAAGTCAAATGGGGCGGGCACTGCCCGGCTTATTACAGGTTAGCGCCTGTAGCTAAGTATCTCTATGACAACACAGTAGCCAAGTAGGAAGTCTCAATTCGGCCAACAAAATGCGGACTTGCATCAGTTGCTGAAAACGTTGGGCCATTAATCTCCCCAACGCGGAAAAATACACCGCCGTTTGTTTTGGCCGTGTCGTTCAGCGTTTGCAGAACCTCTACTGCCTTTGTAACGAGGGTTTGGTTGCGGGCGGGGCCGCGTCCTTTTTCCGTAAAAATGCGGATAACAAGCGCTCCACGGGCATTGTCCACGCTGCTGGTAAGCGTGGGTTCGTTGGTAATACCGAAAGTAACATTGACGCGAACGTACTCTGTCGTAGTGTTTGGTGGGGCGGCTGTAATGTTGTCGAAATACACTGGTACGGCAGGCACCAGTGAGTTAAACGCTGTGAGTAGCGGGTTTTCGACAGCGGCGCGGATTGCTTGGTAGTTCATAGCTTCACATTGCGCAGTGCTTGGTCCATGTATAAGCTTATTGTCTTGTTTATTTTTCCCCCGCGTAAATACGTTGTATACCAATCAAGTGGCGCTGTACGTCTATTGGGACCATTTGTTTGTAGCGATAGGTCGCCACGAATACCTGAAATACGATTGCCCCTCTCCGCTTCTTTAATAGGCTCGAAGCCCGGATATCTGTAAGAGCTTTCAACCAAGTCTAGGGCTACATCGGCATAAGGAGCTTTATTTGCAATGTAATACTTTACTTCAGGCTTAAATTTATACTCTTTTGGCGTAAGAATGGGCGCAAGTATTCTTTGCGGTACACCAGGGGAGCCGCTGCCACTGGAAACCTTGCTTTCGCTCGCTATTTCCCATGAATTAGAAAACTTGCCGGACCATGCCGGACCTAATTCCTGTAGATCTTTTACAACTTCTTGTGCAGAACGTGCCGCCCCCAAAATTAAAGGTGCCAATACTGCCGCTTCTAATTTTTCAGCGAGTTTCATGAAATCATTACGCCTGCGTGCCATTACTGGGGCCTCGCGATTAAAGAGTGGTAAACCGGGTCATCGCCGCGATATGTGGTGATGGCGATGATCTTGGCTTCGCGGGTTGCTCCAGTCTGCTGGTACTGGATGCGGTCAGCCTCTGTCGGGTAGTACGTGCCAAGCTCGCTAGTGCCGATGATGACTTTGAGATCAGTTGTTTGATACAAACCGTCATATTCTCGGGGGTTGACGCGAGTTATCACGGCTTTGACCGTAACACGTGTGTCCGCACCGTTAACGGCCCCTGTCGTTGGATCGTACACACGTGGGGTGGAGGTTTGGATGTACGTGATGTCTTGGCCCCAGTCGGAAAGGACGGAGGTAGGGATTGGGGCGAAGGTAGTGTCAATCAGGCCCATGTCACCCACGGAATAAACGGACGGCATAGTTGGCGGCGCCACCCATGCAGTACGGGCCGAGATAGCTTTGAAGCCAAGGGTAGACGTCAAAGACGTTGTTGATTACGCCGCTTGTTTGGCTGGTCTTGTTGTACTTGACTTTCAGTTCGCCGAGTTCCACTTGGTCGTAGATACCCGTGGTACCCGTGCTGCCGGTGATGGAGTCGGTGTCGTTGGCTAAGGCTCGTGCCAGTTCGTAGGTTGCGGTTTCGATGCCGACAGGAATTAAGGTGCAGGCAAGTTCTATGCCGTCAACCTTGTATTCCTTACGCGGCCACTTGAGGGCTTGGGTTTCGCTGCAGCGCTTGCCGTAAAAACTTAGGGCGTCGATCCAGCGGGTGGCTGTAATCAGGGCGCGGTTCTTTTGGTCGTCTGTCTTGTCGTCCCAGGTGGTGGAGTCTGGGGTTGTTTCAAAGTAGGCGTCAGCGTCTGCCAGCGTCACGTACGAGTTGGCCGAAGCCCCACCGATAGTGGCGTCGATGACAGCGGCCACGGTCTAGTACATCCTTTGTTTGAGTCTAGCGCCAGTGCGGGATTTTCTTTGTTTGGATGGGTTGGCCAGCACCGTAGCGTGGTAAATCTCGGCGCCATCGAGGATGTAGTCCGCGCTGGTTTCGGCGTATTTGTCGTACGGAACGTCCACAAAGAATCGCCGGTTATCCTGTAGTACGAATAAGCGGACCATTTTCATGGCACCTCGTTCCAGTGAAGGTAGTGAGCCCACCCTACTGAAGGTGGGTGATAAGGCACTAGGTGTCAGGCAATCTGCATCGAAGCCGTCCAAGCCTGTGGCCCGGAAATGGGAGGACGTGTCGAAGGAGATCAAAAAGCTGCGGGAGGCTGGTGAGACTGTGCCAGCTATCGCTGAGAAGCTGAACGTATCGCGGGTGATCGTGAACCAGTTCTGCGTGCGCTCATACAAGATGACCGTCAACACCAAGAGGTTGTTTGAGCGGGAAGAAGAGCGGCGGCTGGCGGAAGGCTGAGCAAAAGAAAAGGCCCCCAACTGGGGGCCTTTTTAGTCGCTACGGAGATCAGGCGTAGGCGGTGGTGTCCAGCGGAGTATTTACGAGCAGGCGCACGATGGGCACTTGCTTGGTGGTGCTGAACACGAGGTTCCAGCTGCCGGTGGCGGCCAGGTTGCCGGTGGTGGCAGCGTTGGTGGGGTTGTCGCCAGCGGCGGCCCACTTGGTGCCGGTGATGTGGTAACCGTAGTGGTAGTCCACAGCGATGATGTCCTGCATCGACAGGATGTTGCGGTCTGCAGCCAGACGCAGATCCTGCTGGATGCCCTCGGACACCACACCAGACTTGAACATGTAGATGGGGTACTTCACCGCGTGGGTGGCAGTACCGCCGGTCAGATAGGTCAGCTGGTCGTCGATCACGACGCGCAGACCGGCGAAGGTGGCAACCTCAGGCTGGGCAACACCCACACCGCCGCCGCCCCAGACGATGGCGCCGCCAGTGGACAGGGCGGAGCTGCTGAAGGTCAGCATCCCCACTTGCTGGAGGTAGTACGCCACGTTGGAATGCATGGCGATGGTGTCCAGCTCGTCGCCGCGCTCACCGAGCTTGGCCTTGGCCTTCACGATGTTGGCAACGTTCAGGAAGTTGGCCTCGGTCATCGAACCGGGCACACCAGCGAACGAAGCGTCCAGTTGGTTGGGGCCAAGCACGCCAGCGCCGGAGATGCCGCCGAACAGACCCAGCAGTTGGGACTTCAGGGTGGCAGTCTTCAGCTTGTTGATGGCGGCGGTCAGCTGGTTGCGGACGTGGGCCAGCGGGTCAGCGCCAGAGCCGAGCTTGCTGAGATCATCTGCGGCGTAGGCAAAGCCACGGTGCAGGATGGTCATGATCTGCTCGTCGGCGGTGGTGCCTTGAGCAGTCAGGTAGCCAGCGCCAGAGGTGCCCCAGTCGTCGGCAGAAGTGATCTGCTCTTCGGTGGGGTTGATGGGGTCGAAGAAAGGCACGCGGACGCGGGTGCCGCCAGCGCGGGCATCGAGTGCCGCATTGCGCTGGATGATGCCGCTTTGGACCCACTTCGATTGCTCGAAGATGCCCTCAGCGGTGTACTGGAGGAATTCGGGGCGAGTGACAAGATCACTCAGAAAAGTTCCGCCGTAGTTTTCGGAAATGGCAGCCATTGTGGGCTCCTAGGTGGGTTTGCGGGAGTGCCCCACAGGGGCTATTGGCCGGCCTCAGCCTTGAGAATTCGGGCTTTGTCGGGATCCTTCGTTAGAAGAATCATCTGCTGGGTGACGTTCCAGCTGTCCTTCATCCAAGGGTTGTTTTGGCCGGGGAGGGCGGTGGAGCGGGCACTGCCCGTTACACCCATACCAGCGCGGTTCGTAGCTGCAAAATGATGCTCGTAACCGCTGCCTGGATTTTTAAGGTTGGCGATGTACTCGCCTACCGGAACTTCAACGCCTCCAACGACAGCCACAGGCTGCCCGTCTTTGGCGCGTAGGTTCTCCTGAAGTAAACGATACAGCTGATCGGGCGCCAATGCACCAGCCTGTGAAAGTTGTGCGATGGCGGCGGATTTAACTTGCTCTTGAGTGAATCCTTGGCGGATTTGCTCGACTTCAGACTCTTTTGCCGCAAGTTGCTGCTTTAGGTCGGCGACAGTTTGCTGTGCCTCTTCCCAAAGGGTTCTAAATTCGCCGGATTCGGCCAGCTTGGCGGTCTTTTCGGATTCCTGCGCTAGGCGCAGTTCCTCGATCTGTTTTTGTAGGTTTTCGCGGTTTTCGCGATCCTTGCGGCGTTCGGCGATCAGCTCTTGGTTTTTTGCACGAAGGGCTTCAAGTTGGGCGGCCAGATCTGAGCTTTCAGCCACAGGCTGAGGGGCAGTGGGCTCCACAGGAGTGACCACTGCTTGCTGTTCTTCAGGCACAGTTGTGTATTACTCGGACACTTCTAGATTAGCAGTTAAGACTGGGGTTCCTCTTGTGCTACTGCAGGCTCAGTCATTTGGGTCGGCATCAGGGCGGCAGCTTCCAGTTCGCTTTCAATGTTGGTGTTGTCCGGGAGGATTTCGCCCCGGCGGAGAATTTCCAGCAGCATTTGATCGCTGATCTTGCCCATCTGGTTGAGTTGAGCAAGGACTGACACGTCTTGGCCGATCAGGCGGTAGTAGTCGAAGTCGCGGTCGATTGTGATTTCGGGTGGTTCCATGCCGATGTACTGGCCGGCAAAGGTAAATGCCTGCTGGAGGGCGCTCTCCAGTTCTTGGCTGATGATTGAAAGAACGCTGTTGCTTTGGGCCTGGTCGATCCGCTTGGCCTCGGCAGACTCAGCGACAAATTTCTGGCCGAAGAGTTTGGTGACGCCGAGCGTAGACATCTGCTGCTCTAGGGATTGGAGTTCGGCCATCTGGGCGTCAAAGCTGGTGGCGTCGGCTTGCACGTAGTACGCCTTGTTACCCGGTTGCATCGCGATGGCGTAGTTGACGCCCATCGTTGCGGAACCAGTCGTGTCGTCCCAGCCCTCTAAAACAAGGGTTGGCATGGCGGCGATGTGGAGGGCGTGAATTAGGTCAGCTTGGCGTTGATAATGTGTGATATTAAGATTGGCAATGTCAAGTAGGGGCGGTTGGGACCGCAACATGCCACGCCTGTTACTGTAGATGGGGACAACCGGGATTTCTTCGAGGCTGTAGTCGCCCGTCTCGCTGAATTCGACGATGTCTTGTCCCAGGGTGTACAGGTCGTAGCGGCCTGGGTAGATCACCCGCATCTGTTCGATCTGTTCTTCGCCGAATTCGTTTAGGGGGCGGGTTGTGTACTCGTGGATGCGAATTTGGGTGAGTGGTGCGCCGGGCATAGTGCTGGCTTGGCGCCAGCCCCATATTTGGGGGGCGTCGATGTGGACGAAGTAGGGGCGGCGGCCTTGGGCGCGTTCTTCGGCCAAGTTTCGGGCGCCCATTGCAGCCGGGTAGTCCACCAAAATGGCGCTATGACCAAAAGTCAGGCTGCTGACAAGGGCGCGACGGGCGTATTCGTTAATGTTGGACCCAAGTCCATCGATATTTTCTGCGAGTTCCAGCCAGTAGGGGTCGCCTTCGACGTGGATGGGTTTGCGGAGAATTGCGCCAGCGGCTGTTTCGATTAGGCGACTGGTGTAGGGGCTGAGGACGCTGCGATCGACGCGGGTGGTATAGGCGTCGTCGTCTTCGCGTGGTTCTTGCGGGAGATATGTTTCACTCAGGTCACGGATGTAGTTGGTGCCACGGGTGACGGCAGCCATGATGGCCCAGTCAGGCATCATGGCGATTACATCCAAGCTGCGGACGAACGGAGATTCGCTGACTACAGCTCCAGTGGGCGGGATATTGGCGCTGTAGACCACGGCTAGGCTCCTACTTTGTATCTAGCTTATGGGTTCTCCAGCGCCGTTACGCGGGCTTCAAGCAGCGTAAGCCGGTCGCTGGGTTCCCACCGGCCAGCGGCTGCATTCCAGTCGAGGATGTCGTCATCCGACTTGCTGCCATTGGCCTCCACGTCGTGCAGGTCCATCAAACGGCGGCCGGTATCCCAGCGGACGAAGATCGTGCCGTTGTTGGCGCTGCTGATCACTGCAGCGACAGGCAGCTTCAGGTTGGGCGCTTGCGGTTCTGTTGCAGTGAATCCACCCGGTACAGCTGGATTGCACCACAGGATTGCACCTTCGGCGTAGCTGCTGGTATTGATGCCACGGATCTTGCCGAACACTGACACGTAGCCATCACTGGCGCCGAGGATCGGCTGATCCGTCACGCCGAAGAACACATAACCCGGCTGGCTGCCATTGGCGACCATCGGCGCCACTTTGATGCGGCCACTGGCGCCAAGTGTGCCGGCGAACATCACCGCTGTGCCTTTCGGGATCGTGACGGTATTGCTGGCATTACGGCACAGCACCATCGTCTCTTGGCCGATGTAATTGCTGACGCCACCTTTGCCGAGTTCCAGTGTGCCTTCATCAGCATTCCAGACGACTTGACCGTTGCCGGGTTCAACGCCTGCGGTTAGGTCAAACTGCAACGCATCAACTTCAGGTCGTGCGGTCCATTCGCTGTGGTAGTCAGTGCTGCTGGACTTGACCAGCAGATCCTTTGGGTTGCCGCCGGGTGGTACACCAGCTTGGTTGACTTCAACAGCCGTTGCACTGACAGTTGGCACCACCGTGGTAGCACCTTGCTCGGTGATTGATACCGTGGCTTGCGTCTGCGTGACGGTAACAATCGTCATGGCGCCGTGTAACCCTCAGACACGTACACAATGCCTTCTAGGTAATAGTTACGCAGCCCGGCAGCATCTTCCAGCAGCACGTCGTAATACGCTTCGTCCGGGAATGCGGCGGTCTGCGTATCCGTTAGCGCGATCTTGATTTGACCAGTTGCGCGGTCGATGTAGGTAACCGCAAAGTCTGCGTACTTGGTCGTGCGGCCACGATCCCACACCTGCGCGTAGGCAGTCCAGCCGGTGAGGTCAATGCCAGTACCAGCAGAGTCCTTGAACTGCAGTTGCAGGTCGTAATCAGCCCTGCGCTGCAGTGAGATGTTGTGCTGGCCGGGTTGGACGCTCATGCCCACACCCTAACTGGGTTCTGTGGCTCCACTGCATACGGCAGCCAGGCATCAGGCACATCACCGCGATAGTTCACATGCCACCCAGGCAGCAGCTCAGGCGGGGTGATGACGTTACCTTCTTCGTCCCACTCGCCGCCACGAGAGATGGGACCGATCACGTCGAGAGCGTGGGTGTGGCTGGCGGTGATGTAGCCGCCGTCTTCGTTGACCAGACCAGCAGCATCTAGGGCAGCGATGCCGGTCGCTTCATCCGGGAAGCGGAAGAATGTGGGCGTAGGAGGTGTGAGGAATTCTTCTTCCATGGTTACTGCGTGATGGTTTGGAGGGTTTCGTTGGGCAATCTTGCGGGCCAGTAGGTAAGGCGCCTGATATAACCGTTCAAGGGAACGGAAGAGGTATAGGGAGAGCCGCCTAAACCCAATGTTGTCAAACCTGTAGGCACGTTACCCGCAAGATCACCAGCAGGAACAGCGCCATTACTTGTAGCTGCGAAATCATTC